TGGAATATCTTCTTTGGAACAGGACGCAATACCGTATTCTGCATTGATTATTTTTATTGACGCTCCCATCTTACGCCACCTCCTGATACACAACTTTGCATTTATTGATATTACCATTTGATAGCCGATACTCAATCATAGTAGGATAACCGTTCTCTTCAAGCCATTCCTTTGCTTTTTGTAATACAGAATCCTTGTACTGCACTGTGACACCATCATGCCCATTTCTACTATAAGCAGTTTTTACAATCTCTTCTGTGAAAACATCCAGCTTCTGAATGATTGCGCTCATGGCTTTATCATGTGGTCTTCCACTCTCAGAGAAAATACCGAGTTCTTTTGCCATTGTAGTACAATCCCACAACTTAGGTACATCGGAAAGTACTGGAACTTTAACTGGATAACCATTATCTGAATAAATGCGAACAATCTCTGCTGCTATGTACTTGGAATCTACCCCTGCATCATGAAGAGCACCTTTGATGTTCTTTACCATTTGATTTACTGATGGAAGTTTTTCCTTCTTGTCTTCTTTCTTCTTTGGCACTTCATAATATCCTGTTTTACGGAGGGTTGGAAGAACCTCGTCTGTAACCCAGTCTGTAAATTTTTCTGCATCGGGTTTACGACTCTTAAATACCAACTTATATACTCCACTTTCTGTGAGAAAATTCTCACCCGCGTTATTCAATTTTCGGAAGTCGGTTAAACCGACATCTGAATTTTTCACCTTGATAACTTGCTTTTTATTCATTTTACTCATGTGGTCTTTGACTGTGCTCATTGCCATATCTAAACACGCGCCAACGTGATAAGGATTAAATAAAACTTCTCCATTCAGTTCAAACGCTTCTACTTCATGTCCTTCAAAAATCATCAACTCATTCATAATAAAAACTCCTTTCAAATTCGTTCTTGAAAGAAGCCTCATTCTGCATTATAATATTTACAGAAGGAAACTTCTTAGTTGAAGTACTCGGTTGTCTTGGTAGGATTGCGAGTACTTCTTATTTTTTTAGTTCTTCGTCGATTTTTTCATTAAGCCATTCTGATTTCGTCTTTTTCTGTTCAGATAATCTTTGTTCAAATTTCAACATTTTTTCTTTTTCCACAGCTACGCTAAACGTTTTTTGTTTTTCTCTTCTGGCTTTCATGTAATCGGCTCTACTTTTCTCCGCGATTATTCTCACCTCTTTTCGTTACGCGTTACATGTAATACACCATTGTTACGCGTAAAGTTCAAGAGGTTTTTCAAAATTTTTCCATCCTACCTATGGAATTAAAAAGAGGGCGATCACTCGCCCTCTGAATCTCCATCTTTATTTACGACCTTGTCTGCAACCTCTAAACCTTTAATCAATATAATCGGCACGTTAAATCCAGCTTCTACGAAATTTTCCAAAATCGAGCGAATCTCATTTATAAGCAAGCTGGCCAGTACGAACCATCCAAGCAATGTAGTGATCCCTAAATCTACACCGATCGTCTTACCGATCTCGATAAAGATTGCCGATGCCCCAAACGCAACCATAATCATAAGCCAGTACCCCAACTTCTTAAGGACGCCTTTCCAGCCTCTGACAGAGTTTTCTTTGTTGGCCATCTTGCTCTTCATCCACCCGGTTATCCAGTCTGCTACATTAAGTAGCAAAAAGGCTGCAAATAAGATCCAGTGCTCTCCTAATATGTAGGACAACACCGCCACAATCGCTCCTGCAATCGCATTGTATCCGTCAATAATTGCTTCTGCATAATTCATTTTCATATTCCTCACTTTCCTTTCTCGTTATGCAACTTCTTTCCAGAGACTCTCGGATCCAACTGCACCCGGTTCCCACACATTGCTGTCTACAAGAGACTCCCACGTTTTCCCTTTATGTGTTACCCTATCACCTTTTTTGTATGGGTTTGTGCTGTTTGGCTGCTCCCACGGCAATACTTTTCCAGTCGGATCTGTAAGCACCTTAGCATATAAACTTGAGGCGGTGTCCGGCGCCCAGTCCGCTTGAGATGTATGGTTTTGGAGTACCTTATATAGCGCATCTTGGTAAGTAATATACTTTCCAGTCTTGTAGGCTACTCCATCGCCGCTCCATAAATCGTACAGATCTGCTACCTTAAGAGCCTGCTCATCATCTGTAATTTTCTCTGCAGATATTTTAGCCATCGCAAAGACAGACGCATACGTTCCCGGTGCTCCACCGTTGCCACCGTTTTCCTTCAGTGCTTCTATGTCCTGCTTCGCTGTTTCCAACTTAATCCCCATGTCATCCAATCGCTCCTCTGTTGACAGACCGGCTTTATTATTTACAACTCCATAAATTCCACCCGGATATATCTCAGTATGATCGTATCCCGTGTAATTTTCCAAGGTATCTATGATCTGCCCACGTTCTGTGACGTTCATCACCTTTGTTTTTGTTGCATCCTCAAAGATTTCTTTCAGCTTTTCCGGCGCAATTCCGATTGTCAAGAATCGCACCGCACCACCGATTTTTTCATATGACTGTATCGGCATATCAGTTGCATCATTAAAAATAAGTTTCATGTTATCATTCCTTTCTAAAAGATCTGTTTTCTGACTCCGATTGGAATACGCAATAGGAAAGATGCGTTACAATTAAATACACCAAAAAGTAATTAATTATCAAGCACACTCCCACTCCGCATCGATAAAAAGATAATTATTTGTAGCTTTTGGGATGCAGACAAACAGATTACCGTTTTCCTTCGCTAAAGATGTACAAGCGACTGGGTTTTTATACGTTCCGTCTGATGCCACTACATTTACAACAGTGTTATTTAATGGGCGATACTGTGGCGGTATCGAAAAAACATTGTCGTACACGTTGTTTGCAACTATTGTGGCAGTTGTATAGATTTCTATGTTTAGATGCACCGTTTTACCGATTTTATACGAGTTGCTTGCTATGGCTTTCCACACTTCTGCTCTTACGCCCAGATCCGTGGGCGTGAGCGTCTTTTTATCATGGTGAGCCTGTAATTGTAACAAATATGTATTTAACATAGGGATTGTCGGGACGCTCTCGAACATTTTTTCTACTTTTGTGATGCTTAACCCTTTAATTACCACTCGATAGAGCGGCATTTCCCTGATTTTTCCCGATTCGTAGAGGTTGTTTTGTGTCAGCGTCGGATCCGTTGCCGACCCGGTTGTGGATGCGCCCTGTTTGACCTCTAATGTGTAGGTGTCGATGCCACCTGTTCCCGTAGTGATGAATTTTGCTATGATGATGTCGTTTCGGTTTCTGCCGGATTGCCCGTTGACAATCTCACAGTCAATATAATCTCCGTACGGGATGCGGGCAAAATGTCCGCCTACTACGATAACTCCGTCTTTTACTCGTACTTTGTTGTTACTGATCACCTGACTTTCACATTGCTGGCCGATCATCATGACCCCATCTGATCCGACAATGCTCTGATAAATCGCTGCGTCGTCTTCCGCGTAAATATGTGCCTCCGCCGCTGGGTCGGTATTGATTGTAATTCCTTTCAGTTCTCCCATCTAGTCATCTCCTTTTACTTTATATTCTGTTGTTGTTTTTCCGTTTTTTGTTTTTATGATTTTTCTAACGATCGGCTTTTGTAGTCTCGTTCCTGTAATTTCTTCATATCCGCCGACGATGTCGCCGATTTCCAAGTCGATCCCTTCTACGTTTACGTCGATGCTTTTATAGTTTTGCAGCTCTTTTAGACGCTTTGCTCCATCCTCTTCCAGCTTTTCTTTGTCTGCGCTCGAAAACTCATAAACCGCTTCATTTTCTTCAAGTCCAGTGTAATACGGGGTCTTTCCGATGCTCCCGTCCTTTTGGACGTATAAATGCAGAATGATCCTTTCTTCGTTTTGTCCTTTTCCGGCACAGATTAAGTGATTCACGCCACCTCTGTAATCTTTTACGGTAAACTGCACCTCTCCATCTTGCGAGTATTCCAGCGTTTCCGAATAGTTTTTGATCTGTACGGCTCTGACGGAAACGTATCCATAATCAAGGTTTTCCGGCTCAACGTAGCTGATCTGCAGGCGATATCCTTGAGCGCTTAACATTTTATCGACTGCATCATATAACGTGACGTATCGGTCGATCTGCCAACCTGTGACGGTGATCCCTGCCTTTTCTTCCGGCACAAAAAAAAGACCGTCGAATCGGTCTTTGATAAGATCTCTCAAAATATCGTTTAAATCTCCGCTTACTGTCAGGTGATCCTTTCCCTCCGGCGGTTCTATGATTTTTCGCTTTAGCAGTCCTCTCCACGTTGTGCCGCACCACACAATTTCTTGCGTTTTGGTCATCACTTCAAGACTGTTTAGGATTCCGCCGTATTCTGTTCTCGGTACAAAAATGCGATTTCCGTACCAGTACCGCTCTTTTGTCCACTCTTCCTGCGGCAAGCAGATTTCAAAGTCGTCCGCATCTCCAAGATCCATGTCGATCGCAACGCTCTGATCTAAAAATCCCAGCTCTTCTCCGTTTTTTCGGGCAATGGTAAATTCCAGCGGAAATAGATCTGCATTTCGCACAATCAAGTCCCGAGTTTCTTCCGTTACTCCACCATTATCCCCAGTTGCGGTAATCATTACCGGGTAAACCACTTCTTTCGCTTTCGTTGCCGGCGCGTTTAGTTTTCCTTGATAGCGATTTTCTCCGATTTCCGGTAAATTCTGCGCGCTCCCATTTAGCGCTGCTTCCACCCGCTCCATCTTGGTTCGCTCCTTTCTTCGTAGATCACGAGATCCCAGTCAAATTTACCCGACCATACAACTTTTTGCCGTCCGGGTGGGATCTTTTTAAAAAATTTCTTTCCTTTTTCCCGGTTATGAAACGCGTTGACTTGCTCACCGTTTTTTGATATTTTTGTAACGGTCCTCGTGCGGCTGTCTATCTCCAACCGTTCTCCCTGCTCCAAAACAATATTAACTAAATAGCTTTTATCTCCGATGATGACTTGAGGGTTTACGACCGGCCCATAAATTACAAGTGTAAAATTTGCATCTGTAAAATGATGGTTTTGGATGTATGTGTTGTTCATGCCATTTGCGTAGCGGTGAGGATAACGCCCAGGGTAGCGTTTATTATCAGATGACGATACGCCGTAACTGTGAAACGTATACGGGTTTTCTTTTGTCCATATTGGACGTGGACAATACAATTTCACCTTATTTTGTGAATAATAGACTGCTATATCCGACGTTTTTGTTTCGGACGATGTTACAAACCCATCTATGTAATAATCCCCAAAATAAATTCTTCCCGGTCTCTCTAGTAAAACATCTGTTTCGAACGCATCCTGCATTTCATCCAAAAATGTTTTTCGATCTTCCAACGCTCCTCTAACCGTAAAAGTGATTTCGTACTCCGCCGCGTCTTTCTCAAAACCTTGTACAGTTTCTCCTATTTTTCTTTTGCTCGTTTCCGGCGTCCAAGCGTGCTTGTGAAAATTTCCGCTTGTTGCTCTCACTCTTGCATCGTAAAATTTATATTCTTTTCCTTCTGAATTGATATATCGTATCATTTTTGCTTTACCTTTATACTTCCAACAAAGCTCTGCCTAATTCTCGTCTGTCTAAAAGCATTGTAACTTCTTGCTTTTTCCCTGCTATAGTAATCAGCACTTCTTCTAGTGCATCC